AACCCGACTAGGAGAGCACAAGGAGTAACCCCCATGTCTGACATTTCAGAGGCCGTGAAGGCCGAACTGGATGCGCGTGATGCAGCTGCCAAGGCCGAGGCCGATAAGGTCGCCGCCATCCGTGCGTCCGTTGTCAAGGAACTGGAAGGCGACCCGAAGCGACGCGCCATGTTCTCGGTCGGCGGGAAGGTCACCGGTAAGGCCAGCAAGTTCGCCTTCCGGGCCACCCAGGCCGAGTTGGAGAAGTACAGCGCGGACGAGATCGAGGAGGCTAACCGCCTCCTGTACAACCTGATGCGCCCCAAGCAGGCACCCGAGGCGATGCGCGTGCTCGAGGAAACCGAAGCCCTCGAGGGCGGCGGGCTGATCCCGACGCCGATGCTGGACCGGATCGTTGCCATGCGTGACGAGGCATCGCTGGTCGCCAAGCTTGGTCTGGTCCGCTATCAGACCGACAGCCTGACCCTGCGCATCCCGCGCGAGGATGCAGGTATGGCCGTGTTTGCGACCATCGCCGAAGAAGGCGCGTACATCGCCAACGAACCGGCGTTCAGCGCTGAGACCGTGACCGTGGTCAAGAAGGGTTCGCTGATCTCGGTCACCGAGGAAATGCTCGAGGACAGCAATCTGTTCCTGCCGTACTTCACGGCCCTGTGCGCACGCAAGTGGGCACTGACAGAGAACCTGATCCTCTTCACCGAGCTGAAGGCGGACGACACGGTGGGGACACACTCCGCCACGTTCACTCAGCCGGAGATCGACGCCTTCATGTTCCAGATCACGGAACCGTGGGCGGACGGTGCGCACCTGATCGCTGCGCAGGCGACGATGGCGACCATCCGTGGCCTGCTGATCGCAACGCCTCGGGCGTACGGCGACTTCCCGATCTTCGGTGGGCTGGCCTACCCGACGCTGTTCGGGTATCCGTTCCACCTCAACAGCAACTGGGAAGCCATCGGAGCTGGCGACACCACGCTGACGATGACGCTGGTGAACCCCGCTGCGATGTCGTGGGTTGAGCGACGTGGCCTGTCGATCAAGGTCGATCCCTACGGGGACAGCCTGAACGGCCGTGTCCGCTACTACCCGTCGTTCCGTGCAGCCTGCGCGACCACGCAGGTCCTGGGCAACGTGAGCTACACTGACCACGCGTAACTAGCTGGCTGGTTGGAAGGGGGGCGGGCTTCGGCCTAGCCCCCCACCAGCCAAGAGGTGAGCATGGACTACACCGACATCGAGACGGTCGAGGCCAACTTGGGGTTCACGAACTCGTCCGAGGAGACTCGTGCGTTCCTGGCACAGCTCATCAGCGACGCCTCGGCGATGGTGGACAACTACTGTGGGCGCACCTTCGGCATCCCTGACGGGCAGGCGGTCACGGCCGAGACCTTCACGGACGACAACGGCCGGCTCATCGACGACTTCGGCCGGACGCTGTGGCTGGACAAGGACCTGTGCTCAACCCCGACGTTCGCCGAGGTGCCTGCGCCGACCTGCACCTACCTGCCGTCAGACACGCCCTATAGCCGCATCGTGCGGGAGGACGGGATCTGGCCCGACCCCACGGTCATCACCGGGCACTGGGCCTACAGCATGACGCCGCCCGCCGTCATCAGTCGGGTGACGGTCCGCCTGGTACAGTGGCTCTATCACCAGACCGAGGCGGTGATGTCGCAGGGGCAGACGGTGAACGGGCCGAACAACATGCCGACCGACATCCGGAACGCGCTCAACTACTACCGACGGCTGAGGTTGCCATGAGCCTGCGAGACATCTATTTTGCTGTCTCCGAGATGGCCGTGGGCACCGCTCAGGCCCGCAACCTGGACGAGATCAAGCTGACGGTCAAGGCGTCCGACTGCCCCATGCGCCTGCTCCTGCCGTCCACCGAGGGCGACATGGCGTTCGTCGGCATCGGGCAGCTCACGCGTGTCACGTGGCGTATCCGTGACCTGTGCCTGTGGCAGCCCATCGTGGCAGGCACGGGCATCGAGCAATGCGCCGACGACATGCTGGCGTACATCGAACTGTACGGTGCCGCTGTACGGGCGCTACGCAACCCCGCTGCGGGGGCGACCATCGTCGGGGTGACATACAAGATCACGCCTATCCTTTGGGCGACGACTGACTTCTGGGCGATTGACATCACCCTTGAGGTCGAGGAGTACGATCCATGAGCCGAATCGTAGAGATCAGCCAGACGCCGACCGTCAACGCCAGCGCCTACGACGCAGGGGATTGTGTCGGCGGCCTGCTCACCTTCGCCAATGCCGCCAGCGTCTACAAGGGCAGCGGCATCCTGCGAAAGGTCGTCATCGTTGACCAGGCCAAGAACAGCGCCATCCTCGACCTGCACCTGTTCAACCAGACGTTCACGGCCGGGGCAGATGACGCCGCCTGGGACCCGTCCGACGCTGACAACCTCAACGCCATCGGGTGCATCCACATCGTGGCCGCCGATTGGGAGAACGGGTCCGACAACGGCGTGGCGACCGTCGAGTGCTACTTCCCGTTCACGTTGGTCTCAGGGGGCACGTCCCTGTTTGGCCAGCTCTCCTGTGTCGGAACGCCAACGCTCGCGGCGATCAATGACATCACCGTGAAGCTCACGATTGAGAGGTAACGATGCCCGCAGCCCTTTACAACCCGACGCTCGAGGAAGTCCAGTTCGCTCAAGAGGCGGCGTGGGGCGACGCTGCGGTCCCGACCATCGGGCTGACCGGGGTCGAGGACTGCAAGATGACCCCGCGCAAGGAGTTCGTCCAGATCAAGGACAAGCGCGCCTCGGCCATTCCCGCCTACATCTCAGCTCTCAATCGGACCAGCGGCGAGGCAACGCTCAGTGGCGTGTTCACATACACGCAGGGCGAGTACCTGCTCAATGCCATGTTCGCCCTGGATGCGTCCAGTCCTCACGCGTACATCGCCGCTGTCACTCCTGTGGCGCCCGTGTCGTGGAATCTGCTCTACGGCCAGTCCGGGTTGTGCTACTCGATGGCCGGCGCTCTGATGGACAAGCTGGTGCTCAAGTACGACACCAACGGCCCCATTCGCTACGAGGCCCACTTCCAGGGCAAGGAGCCGGTGTCCGACGTGCGAGAGGCGCTTGTGCCCCCGACCTGCCTGATCGGCTTCGGGCACCAGACCGTGTTGAGCATCGACACCCTCGCCACGGCGCACGGCACCACGCCCCTGGCGCTGACCAGCTTCACGGCTGAGGCGTCCATCGAGAACAGCCGGCATCCGGTGTGGCACATGGGCACGCTGAACCCCGACAACTACACCCATGGAGTGTGGGGCGGGTCGCTCAGGCTGGTGCTGGAAATGACGGCAGCGACCAAGGCGTACCTTACCGCATCGCTGGCCGAGACGGTCGAGGCGGACGGCTTCAACATCCGGCTCGCGTCCACCAGCGGGGCCGACGTGCTCCTGCTCGACTTCTCTGGGCACCTGCTCACAACGCCTCCGATGTATACCGAAGTCGATGGCGTGACCACGTGCGAACTTGTGTTCGCCCCGGCGTACTCGGCGCAGGCTGCGATGCTGTCGTGCTGGAAGGCTTCGCTTACGGCCGCGTGAGGTTGAGATGGCACAGGTCCTCGAGCTAATCATCAGGGCAAAGGATGAGGCGTCCAGGAACCTTGACAAGGTCAAGAGTTCCATGGACTCCATGAAGGTTGCCGCGGGCGTCATCACCTCGGCCGCGCTAGCCTATAGCGCGGCCGTCAAGGCCGCCGGAGATCTGGCCAAGGACTACATGACTTATGCCATCGCCGCCGGAGACTTCGCTGAGAAGACCGGCATGGCAACCGAGGAGGCTAGTGCTCTCCTCGAGGTCGTGCAGGACATGGGCGTAGACCTTGGAAGCCTCGAGTTGGCTTTCCGCACGATGTCCAGGCAGGGCATCGACCCGAGTATCGATGGACTGATCGAGGTCAAGACTAGACTGGCGGCTGCCGGTAGTGACGCCGAGCGAATGGCGTTGGCGATGGAACTCATGGGGAGGAGCGGTTCAGACCTCATCCCGATCTTGGCGCAGTTGAGCGACGCGCAGTTGAGGGGGCTGGTAGGCAATCTGAGCGATGCACAAACCGTCACGGACGAAGAGTATCAAAAGATGCTTCAACTCCGCATGGAGGTTGAGACATTCAATGACTCGTTAGCGACCGCCAAACTACTGGGCGGGGAATGGATCATAACCAATCTCGGTATTACAAAGGCGCTAGAGCGCCTGAACTCCGTCTTATCAGGAACGGTATCGTATTGGGCGGCCCTGTTGAATATGCTTGGGCTTGACGCTCCCTCGCCTGGGACGACCAATCCGAACCCTCCCGGCAAGGGCGGCTCGATGACGCCGGGGCAGACAGCGCCCCCGCCGCCTCCGGGAAGCGAGGGGAGCCATCCTGGCGGGGGCGGGCAGTTCATGGGCGACTCGTCTGCGCGCGAGATCCGTCGCCTCGTGGACCAGCTCCCGACGATGATTGCCGACGCCGTTGAGAAGGTGCGGCGATGACGGTACCGATCACGGCGCGGGTGTATCTAGGCACGCCTGCTCTGGACGCCGAGGTGATCCTGAACGGCGACTTCGAGACGGCCGGTGCCGGTGCGCCGGACTACTTCGCTGACTGGACGGAAAAGAGCGGCTTCACCATCGACGAGGGCGTTCTTGTGCATGGTGGAGCGCACGCCGTCGAGATGCCGGCCGACGCATGGATACGTCAGGACGGCATCGACTACGTTGCGAACCACCTCTACCGTCTGACGTTCTGGACCCGGAGCATGGATGGTGTCAACTCCGGGGAATACCATGTGGCGGCATACGACTCTCTTGGCACATACGTCTACCCAATCCCGCTGGGGACAATGGGCGTGCCTGGCATCGTCTACACACAGGTGACGGCGTACTTCCGAGCGCCCCAAGTCCTACCGCCGGGTCCTGGGACACAGCACCTAGACGTTCAATTCCACGGAGGTCTCGGAGGGTGCTACGTCGATGACGTGTCGCTCATGGACATGAACGACTACGACTACGCAGAGCTGGCCGATGTGTTCCCGGCCGTGTCGTGGGACGTGGGCCTGCCGGGCACGGGCGTGCTGGATCGTGTCGCCAAGACCGGCGTCCTGAACTTCACCCTGGACAACGCCTCCTCGAACAGCGCCGGGCTGTACGGCCTCTACTCTCCCGGTCACGCCAACTGCCTTGCCTACTTCCAGCTGGGCGCACCTGTGTACGTCACGCTGGACGATGGCGGCGGGGAACACACAGTGTTCAACGGGTGGATACACTCGATCAGCCCGAGCTCCGGGATGTACCAGGGTGCGACGGTCGATGTGGTGGCGCATGACGTGATGGGGTTCCTGTCGGGGATGGAGATGCCGCTGCTGGCGGCAAGCTCCAATCCGGTGGGATACGACATCGAAACCCTAATTCAAGGCGTGTTCAACGAACTGCCCGTCAACCTCTACGCCTCGGGAGGTGTAGCTGGCTCGACGATACTCCCCATCGTCTATGACACCGACAAGAAGGGCGACTCGGTAATGACCTTCTTGCAGAAGATGGCCCGCCACGAAATGGGGCACATCTATGCCGTGTACGGTGCCGGAGCAACTGGCGGTATCACTGCTGATGGTCGCAACGCAAGGGTCCTCAACCAGACCCCCGCCTTCACGCTGACGGACGCATCCGACCAGCCCGCTCAGACCCTCGACGTGTCGTACAACCGCGGGGCAATGATCAACACCGTCCAGGTTGTCATCTACCCGTACAACACGGACGTGGCCGCGACGACGATCATCTACTCGATCAAGGGAACGCTTGAGTTCGCCCCCGGTCAGACGCGGGTTCTCGACTGCCCATTCACGGACCCCGTGACCGGGGACAGCATCGCCGCCACCGATGTCGTGAACCCCGTGACCGTCTACGAGTTCGGGGCGACCGACGACTTCGTGAGCGACACGCATCATGCCTACCTCACACAGGACAACGAAGTCGGTGCTACGTGGATGCAGTGCACACTCACCAGCGACCCGCGCAGCCCGACGCTCTACCTGAACGACTGGCAGATACAGGGCAGGGGCATCTACCGGGGCGACGGCATCACGCTCGAGGCGGTGGACAACGCCAGTGTGGCGATCAACGGGCCCAAGCGGCTCAAGATCCACCTGGACCAGATCAGCAGCGCCGTCACCGGCCAACTCATGGCCGACTGGGTGCTGCGCTACGTCAACACCGATGGCTACGCCGGTCTGGAAGTGTCATTCTTCGCCTGCGCCAATGCGACCCTGGTGCATCAGGCGATGTTGGCCGAGGTGTCAACCCGGTTCACTCTGGCCGAGAGCCTGACCGGCATCAGCGCCGACTACTTCATCAACGCACTGACGTTCCGGGTCGTGGGCCAGTTCCTATGGGTGTCGCTCAAAGCGGTCCCGGCCGCCATGACGGACGGTTTCCTGATCCTCGACACCGGGCACCTGGATAGTGAGACTGACGGGAGGTTGGGACTATGACGTTCACCAGCAGAGCGAACATGGCGGTCGGTGCTGTCTACACCGCCGCCGACCAGAACGCATCGAAGGGCAACGACGACCACCTGCACGCCGCCCTGCTAGGTCCTATCCCGCCGGCGGCAACGGGCGGGGTCGTGCGCCAGTACGTCAAGCTCACGGGCATCGCCAACAACACGGCGACCGAGTTCGCCACGATCACGACGACCAACGAGGCGGGCGACGTGGACGGCGGCGTCTACCACTGCATCTTTGAGGGGCTTGTGGCCCACGGCAGTGCGGCCAGCAGCACCGCCACGTCCTGCATGGGGTACCGCAACCAGTTCGCCAGGGCCATCGGGAAAGTGGGGACCTCGGGGGCGAACAGCGCCGTGGTGTCGTCCAGCCTGACGGCAGTGGCGGCATCGACGGTGGCTACCAAGACGATTGCCGGTGCGGTGATGACGGTCGTTGAGACCTCGGAGTACGTGATGTCCCTCAGGATCGACATGAACATGGGCGGGACGACAGTCACGACCGGAGAGATCTACGGCATCATCAGCGTCTACTACGCCGGGTTCACTACGGCCCCCGTCATCACATCCATTGGTTAGGGAGCGTTTCAACATGCCGACATTGCCACTGCCCCCCGAGCTGCTTCCGGACGAAGAGAAGAACTTGGTTCTGGAGACACTTGCGGACATCCTGAAGAACGGCAAGCTGCCCGCCGACCCTGGCGTCACGTCGCTGCTGACGCTGGCGGCCGTTCGGCAACTGGTCTGCGAAATCTCGCGCACCAGGAACACGCTGCGCAACATCCAGCTATGGGCCGGCTTGCTGACGGTGGCGGTTACCGTTATTGCGGGGGCGGTTGGCTACCACATAGGGATGCCAATTCCATAACCCGGCAGTAGAATATGGGCACACAACCAAACAGTAGGAGCATGACATGATACCGATTTGGAAGTCTCGCAAGTTCTGGCTGGCAATCGTGGACGTTGTGGTTTCGACCGCGACCTACTTCGTGAGCAAGTACCTGGGCCCGCCGGCGTCAGAGGATGTGCTGTTCCTCATCGGTACCCTACAGCCGGTCATCATCGCCCTGATCGCATCGATTGCCTACGAGGACGCCGCTAGGACTGCGGCGGGGACAAACGAACCGCCCGTATAGCCTCGTCGAGATCGTGCACTACATGGACCGGGAAGATGGCCCCGAAGGCCTCCTCTTTAGGGGTGAGGCCCTCTCGGGGCATCTTCACTTCCAGGAGTAGGACGGCTCCCCCGACCCGGAGGAGGAGATCGGGAAAGCCGTCCCCGAAGCGGCTACAGTCCCATACGCTGTAGCCGCACCGGCGCAGGCCATCGCGGATCTCGGCGTGGTTACGGTCAACCCGTCGGCGTCGGGGCATACTTCTCCTTGAGGGCGGCACGGAACTCATGCCACAGCGTAAACGCCAGGGGCGGCTCCTTGACGTTCACGCACCAGTCAGCAATGTATCCGTGCTTTGCCAGCGCCTTCTCCGCCGCCTCCAGCCGCAGGCGGAGGGCGTCGCGCTCAACGCAAAGGTCAAACATGCGCCCTTGCTCCTCATCCCACGCGTCGGCGGCGGCAAGAGCCTTGCCACGGAGGGCGGCCAGCATCTCGTGTGCCTCCATGACGCCCTCGCCGTCATCGTCGGCAGCCTTCCGCAACTCGTCGGGGTTCATGGGTTCTCCTTGAGGGCGGCCAGTCTCTCCGCCTTGTATGCCTCAAACGACCTGTGGTTGCTGGGATAACCCGCCAATTCAGATATGAGCCTCTCGGTATTGGCCTCGGCCTCATAGCCGGGCACCAGTAGAACGTCCACAATCTTCTCCGCCGCCTCCAGCCGCTCATTGAGGGCGGCAAGCAGACCGCAATCGCATGTGTATGTGCCCTCCGCGCCGATGAGCATTCCCCGGCAAGGACAGTTGATACCGTGGTGAAGGAATGGCGTCAGCCGCTTCTCCGCCGCCTCCAGCCGCAGGCGGAGGGCGTCGCGCTCAACGAGAAGGTCAAACACCACGCCCTCAAGCCTCTCTCGCTCCCGCCTGTCCGCCTCCCATGCGGCTGCGGCAGCAAGTATCCGCCGTTGCGTCTTGCCAAGCAGGTCGGCGTCAAATCCGTGTGCCTCAAGAAACAGAACGTCGTCGTTAGCCAGCTTCCGCAACTCGTCTGGGTTCATCGGAGGATCACAATTCCGCCGCACTTGAGCGGGCACGGTGCCATGATGCACGGCATCGTGACGCACCGCCCGGCACGGGGCAGGCGAACGCGTCCAGACCATGGGAATAGCGCCAGGAGCAGCGCCAGCAATGCGATCAGTCGTCTCAGCGTGATCATGTGACCTCCTCATACTGGACGCCCGCATCGTCAAAGGCGTTCTGAACGGCCTCGGCCATTGCGGCGCTGTCCAGGTGCCGGTAGCACTCTATCAGCGCCCGCGCATACTTCTTGCCGTGGTCCTGCTCCGAGTCCCCCGTAGGGTGCCACGCAAGGCCGTGTGCGAGCTCGTGGACCAGGGTGGAGCTGTTGAGCGACTCGGGACGGACACAGATCGTCAGCACGACCCCTTCCTTCGTCGCCCCCGACATGCCGCCGGCATAGGGGTACACCAGCTTGACGTGACGGATGTCGCTCGTTTTCCGCCACCACTTCCTGCGCACGGCCCTGTCGAGCCACATCTGCGCCGCCTCGGCTGACCCGAACCAGCAGCGGTCGGCCTTCGTGGCCTTGTCCTCTGCGGCGTAGAGCTTGTAGCGCTGGCGGATCATAGCCCGAGTACCCTTTCGGCTTCCTCGCGGGTGATGTAGAGCTTTCCGTCCACTCCCTTGATCGGGAAGATACTGCTGCGCTCACACCTGTACGTCAGGCCCGGCCTACTCATGCCAATGCGCCGGGCAAGGTCGGCAATGCTCACCATTTGCCCCGTGGTCTCCTGGCGCGCCCGGTAGGCCTCGGCCAGCTCGTCAATCACCTCCTCGCTCGTCGGCATCACAGGCGTACCGGTTCGCTTCGCGGCATGCGGACGATCTTCTTTCCCCATGTGTAGGCATCCTTTCCGGTGATGTCGAAGTAGACGAAGCCGATGTCTACCGTGCCGCTGATGTTCCGAGCGCCGTACTTGCTGCCGTAGCCTTGCAAACCGGGCGTGGTCATGCCCAGCCAGTCGGCCCCTCCGGTAAACGCGTAGTAGTGAACGTGGCTTCGCAGGATGATGTGCGCCAGCGGATACTCGCCCCGCTCGGCCCACAGCACATTCCAGAGGTGATCCCTTGCGATGGCGGTGTGCCTTGTGTGCGGAACCTGAGAGCCACCGACATAGTGGCGGTAGTTGATGACCGTCCCGTTGACCTCGATGCTGTCAACGCTTCCGATCTTCGCCGCCCCGACCTTGTTGGCAATATCCTTCTCGAAGTCCTCCTCCTTGCCCGTGTGGTAGCCCGTCCCGTATGACATGACGACCTTCTCGGCCTTCGCCTCTCGGATGCAGTCAACCGCCATGTCCGACTGGTCCTGGCGGTCTACGTACAGCAACTCGGTCCCCCCCGATTTCTCGCCTCGGCCGTCGATACAGTCGCCGTTGACAATCAGGATGTCAATCGGCCGCAGCGCCTTGAGAGACTGGGCATAGAAGTCCCACAGGGCGCGGCGCATGACATAGGACTTCTTGAGCTGCGCCCGTGGCCTGTCTATGTCCCACGATGGCGGCGTCAGTCCAACGACGTGGCCGCAGTGCAGATCGGAGATGACGACAACGCGTTTCATGGACACTCCAAGACCCATGCCACGAACAGGCACAGCCCTCCGGCCGCCAGAAGCCCTACCGCGGCCAGGAACGTGACGTACAGAGGGGTTGCACAGCGTCGCGTCGGGTCAGATTCTTCGTTCATTGTTCCTCCTTCGGGCGACCGCCCAACGGATGCGAGCTAAGCTGCCGGGCCGAGGGCGGCAAATAGACCCTCTAGGGCGGCGGCCTGCTCAACGGTAATGTTGCTGTTCTCGGTGCGAGGCACCCACAGCCCCATTTCGCGTTTGACTGCCAGCGCCGCTTCTCTTAGCCGCCCGGCCCGGTCAGCTTCAGCGACTTGTTGGGCGGCGTCTTCACAGGCTTGCCACCCCAAACAGAACCACGCCTCTCGAACAGCACGC